CATTAGCCTCGGATAGTAAGATGTTTATAATTGAATGTAATTGTTTGGTATTAATCATGATATACTCCTATTTACAAAATCTGTTGTTAAAAATACCTTGGGTCACATCCCTTACATCAATCTTCTTGCAAGTACGAACTTTATGAAGACCACGATATTCTTGTATTGTGTTAAGACCATCAGTAGCCTTTAATAAATCCATTAGAAGAAATGGCACAAGTATTATATCAAGTTCAACATAATCTATTCTATTATTATGTAACTGACCAAGTGCAAACAACACCTTTAGAGGTATTTTATACTTTAATTCAATATCTGTCCATTCAGCTACATATTCAGATGATACTTCACTAAGATCACGCCTCTTAACAAATGTACTTTCTTTTTCTTCAGACTTCAATTTATATTCATCAGCTACATCTTTAGTACATCCAGGTAATATTTCACCTTTTGTATCATGCTCATCAGCTCTCAACCAATAATCATGGAATGATGTGAAATTGCACACCACTATACCACTATCCATAGTTATATATGGAAATTTCTTTAATAATAGTCCCATCTTACTCTCCTTTTCTCCTTTGTGCCTCAGCCTGTGCTTCAGCTTTTATTTTCTCTACTCTTGCCACCCTGGCTATCTCTTCACGCATCAGTTCATAACGTATGTAGAGAGCTGCCCCTGCTGGTTCTATAACAGTATTATTATTCTTTTCATAATTAGCAAGATCGTCTTTCATCTTCTTATTTCTTATCTGTTGTTTAGTACGACCATTACTCTTCAATTCAGCGTTTATACGTATTCTACGTCTCTTACGCTCTTTAGCTTGTGTGTTAGGCATATGACTGTCCTTTCATGTTAACGACCATGTTATGTGATAATTACTATATAATAGCACAATAAATGTGAGTATCTGTATACGTATGCATTTACTGTCCTTATTATTAACTACAAACAAAGTCTCACCCCCTTTGGGGGGTGAGACTGTTCCAAAATAAACCAATAATTGGTTACTTCTTCTTCTTTAGAGGTTCAAGAATCTCATCGATCCTTTCTGGGACTGATTTGCCATCACGAGGGTCTGGAGGAAGCTCAACGACTGCCTTTGGCTCAAAGGGTGTGGCCTGGCCTACTTGACCTGGTTCATACATGTCGAGGTTGTCTTGCTCGAGTTTTGCGATGAGATGCTCACTGACAACAACCTTTGTTTCAACATTGCTCGCTGTCCAATACTGCTCCTTACCTAGAATGAAGGTACCTGGAGTGATCTTGCTCTCTTTAACCCACATAACCCGATGATGGACTATGCCACCAACGTCGATGGGGTTAGTACTGACGTCAAAATGGATGTCTTGTAATACACCACCGATGTCTGACTTTAAGAACCGATACTCTGTACGATTAGGATAGTATGTAATCATGTTCATGATCTCCTGTTTGTAGTGATAGGTTATTAAAAAACGCTTTCTAACGAAAAAACCAATAACCATAATCCGATTTGAACCTATAAGAGATGAGTATATGCCTATATCATTTTGCTTATATTTTTGCCTAAATAACGTGGTCAAATATGTATTGCATTGTATTTGCATTTATATTTACCTTCAAGGGTTGGGAGGTTGGGAAAAAATAAAGAATAACTAAGACAGTCTTAATAATAACAGATATATATAAGGAGTAACTGATGGCAAAGGGTGTAATGACAAGTGCAGATTTAGATCGTGGTGATGTTTTAACTGGTGCTGCTAGGATACAGCAGTTAAGGGAGAAGGAGAGAGATCGCATAAAGCTTGAGAGGGAAGTTAAGAATGCTATTGATGCAGAGTTTAAGATGAAAGAAGAGAAGAAGAAGGCTAAGAAGAAGAAGAAAAAGAAGAAGAAGGGTGTCCAGAATGACCCCGAGTGCTAAGTCTGTTTATATTGTAAATACTGATGGTCAAATGGTATTGGCTAGTTATGATTTAAGTAAAGGATATATTAAATCACATACTTTAGGTGGTGTAAAGCATCTTAGGTTGTGGGGTTGGGATATTGCAAAGAGGATTGTACCCGGATATTATCATTATGGCTAGTCTTATACACGCATTGAGGAATGAGTCAGTTGAGACTATGGAGAAGTGTCTTAATAAGGCGACAGACGATGAAAGGCTAGGTCTTGTTCCAATTGAGATAGATGGTGTTACATATATGATACCTAAGATGGTAGATGAGTTAATAAATAACTTATACAATGAATCTCATTCAGTCCACAGAAGAAGAAAAAAGAAATAGTTGGATTTTAGACTAATAAAGAAAGTCAAGCACTATGTATTTAGTGACTTAGATGAATATTTTGCCCATTTTGGAAAAGAGGCACCAACGCCTAATACAGATTGGAAGACTGCATCACAAGGTGATTGGGTTGAAGCAGATGATGGTGGGATAGTCCAACTCCTTAAAGTGTCTACAAAGATAAAGCATCCACACGATAGAAAGAATTACAAGAACTCACAAGGGTGGGTAAGAACTGTAGTTGGTACGTTTCTTATAAAAGATAAAACATTTATGGATTCAGACTTTGATCAGCATAAAAACAGGTATACATTCTCTAAGACTATCAGACATCCATCTAAGAGAGTTGTTGAAAGAAAGAAGGCAACCCATAAAGAAAAGGAGTTTGCTACACATATAGTTGCTGGTGCAGGGGCCGTAAAGGCGTATATGAATGCCTTTAATGAAGACGATGAAGACAAGGCAAAGAAGAAATCTATAGTTTTATTAAAACAAAGGAGAGTTATGCAAGAAGTAGAGGCAAGTGCGTTAGAAGTTGCAGGTAAACTTGGTATAGACCATGAGTATATACTTAGCAGATTAAAGTGTATAGCAGACAATAGTGTAGATAATAATACACAGTTGCAAGCTGTTAAAGAGCTAGGTAAAGCAATAGGCACACTAGGTGGACAAAAGAAGATAGAGACAGGTGTTGTAGGGCTTTTTCAAGGCTTTTCACCTGAGCAGCTAGAAGGAGTAAAGAGAAAGTTACCAGAGCGGAGTCTGGAAGATGTTGCCGACACTAGATAGCGATGGCAATACTATTGGATGTCCAAACTGCCCTAATCTTCGTTTAAGAAAAGACGGCTGGCAGTACTGGAAGAACAATAGGAAGAGGCAGCGTTGGTTTTGCACCAGCTGCGGAAAGAAGACTATAGCTCCTAAAATTGTAGAGCATACTAAGTTTACTATATCAAATGTGCCTATAGAAGAGTTAGGCATTGAAGATGTAATAGATTTTAGACAGCAAAAGTATAATGTAAAAGAAAAAGCCTACAGGCTTAAAAAATTAATAAGGGTTGACATAAATATTGGTGGCCCTATTGGTATTTGTCATTTTGGCGACCCTCATGTAGACGATGATGGTACTTCCTTAGCTGAAGTATTTGGTCTTTGCGATATAATCAATAGTACAGATGGCATGTTTGCAGGGAATTTAGGCGATGTACAAAACAATTGGGTAGGTAGGCTCTCTCATTTGTATGGGCAGCAGTCAACTACAGCAAAAGAATCCTGGATGCTTACTGAACATTTCATTAATAAATTACCTTGGATATATTTGATCGCAGGAAATCATGACCTGTGGACAGGGGATGGTGATCCAATAGAGTTTATTATGCGTGAGCATCCAGGAATGTATCAGGCACATGGGGCCAGAATGAATCTTGTATTTCCTAATGGCAAGGAAGTGAGGATTAATGCTAGGCATACATTTAAAGGTAACTCAATATGGAACACTGCTCACGGTGTAGCGAGAGCTGCTCAGACTGGGTGGCGTGATCATGTGTTAACTTGTGGTCATGTTCATACGTCAGGGTATCAAGTACTTAAAGACCCCTCTAGCGGTTTGATATCTCATGCTATGCAGGTTGCATCTTTTAAGAATATGGACAAGTTTGCAGAGAAAATGGGGCTTGATGATAAGAATATATTCAATGCTCCAGTCACTATAATAGACCCTAGATACGATGATGATGACACAAGATTGATAACAACAATTTTTTCCCCCGAAAAAGCAGCAGGTTACTTAAATTATATAAGACAAGAATGGAGGCAAGAGAATGAAGAGCGTAAAAAAGAAGCTCTCTTACGTCAAAATAAAACCAAAACCTAATGTAACAACTACGGACTTTGTATTTCTATGGGTAAGCAGCATAACACCATATCCAAGCACGACATCATCAGAGAAATAAAAAATATCAATAGTCTTATTGGTGTTATGTTTGAAAGAATCTCTGCTATAGAGATGGCTTTTGAAAAGTATCTTGAGATGAAGGGTGATAATGAAGAACTAAAGAAATTTTTAGTTGATAAACCCATTGAAGATAGTCCATTAGGGGCAGGGTTTGCTCACAAAGACGTTAAAAATGAACGTAAACAAGAAAAACATAACAAAAGCAGAAGAAGCACTATCATTAGCCCAT